TGATTATTCTTAGTAATAATATCAGAGGAATTTTTACCTGTAGACAAACCACGTTTTTCGAAAATAATAAACCCCTCGTATATTTGACTTCATTTGTTTTATTTTATTTTTTATGCTCTCTTGTTTCTAATACCGAAGGTTTAAGATATGTTCCGCCTATACAAAAATTCTTATATACTTTTGTATATTTCTTGATATTTTTAATAACCACTCGTCTTGATTTTAAAATTACATTTTTTGTTCTAGCTATAATCTTTTTGATTTATTTTATTGAACTTAACAAAAACTATTATTTGAAACATAAAGATTCTCAAAATGATGATTTAGAACCAGGTGGATTGCAAAAAGAATATTCAGATCATTGGATTACATTAGATTATCCATTTAAAATTAGATTATTTCATGTTAAACCAAGTCATTTTGTTTTTATTGAAAAAGTAGAAAAAATGTTATATATCTTAATTTATGTATTAGTTATTTTAGGATTAATTGCATATGGTGGAGAAATTAAAGATACGTTAAGAAATAAAAAGGATTTAACATGGGTTGATGTTTTTGTGGATACAAATATATGCAATTTAAAAGATAGGCTTCCGGTTTATCATTACATTAAACTAGGTCTTGGATTGAAAATATAAGGCTATAATGATTTTAAAAAAATAATCCCTTCTTTTTAACCTTTCTTTTTTTCTTTGTTTTATTTGTCTTGGTTTTATTTGTTTTTGTCTTATTGGTTTTTGTCTTTGTTGTCTTTGTTTCAACCGGATCCAAAGGTCTGTATCGTAAAAACCACTCTTCGTATTCCGGTTTCCCCTTTTTATCTTTTAATTCCGCAAATTTTTCCGTTTTTTCTGCTCTCATCTCTTCCACTGTTTCTTGATGGCCTATGCAGTTAATACTAAATCTTTTAAGCAATCCCTTTTGTTGTAATCTATTCTTTTCCTGCACCTCAAATAAATATTTTGACATGCATAAAATGCGATCTTTATCATAATATGGTCTATTTGCATATAAAAATGCCAAATAAAAGCTTAACATAGTGTCTATGGTTGCTACTTTAATATCATAACCCTTTTGTTTTAAAACATTATAGCTATGACATGCAATTGGTTCGTAAATAAATGCTACTACATCGTTACCTACACGGATTTCATAATGAGGTGAAATTATTTCCCCTACAGCAGGACGTTTCAATATTTTTACGTCTTTTACATTTATATCTTGTAGCCGTTCTTTCACTATTTGTGAGACAATAAGAGGATCTTCGGCTAGAACATCAAAATCAGGAATCTTTTCTAGGCGTTTTCTTAAATGTCTTGGCATGTATTGAGAATATAATGACACTGCATAGCCGCCGAAAAAAACTACACCTTGATCCATTAGGGTTGATTTTACGGTTTCATATATTTGTTCAGATTTGCTTACATTTTTTCTTTCGCTTACGCTTTTGCTTACGCTTTCGCTTACGCTTAACCCTTTTCCTAAAACTGGTGTTGTCGAGAGCTTTCTCTGAAAATCAATATGTGAGCATTGATGCGCTGTTAACGGATAATTGCGATTTAAAAGGGTAAGCCTCTTTAAAACCTTTTCCCACCTAGACACATCTCCATCCGGTCTAGATAGTTCTAAATACATACCCATTCTTAGCAAATTCGGCGGTGCATATAAAATTCCTGCAACTCTTATTGCTTCTTTTTTTATCGAATTAAAAAGTTCCTTAGGAATATACGATATATCTGCGACAGGAATAAAATTCACATATACTTTATACGTGCCATGATGCTGTCCTGATTTGGCTTCCACTTCAGCAAATCCTTCCTTGATATATATGTCTACTAACTCTTTTGCATTTGTTAGTGCATTCCAGCTGTAAAAATCATAGTCAGGAATTTCTACATCCTTGTTATAGAACTGATCTTGTTTTGGAAGAATATTATTAATTGCTGTGCCACCGTAACAGATCAATTGTTTTTGCCTTAAAAAGTTTTCGACAATTCCTATTATGCGTTTGATTTCAGGTGAATTGGCTACTATTTTGCCCTGCTTTTCTTCCGCAGTATCTACCGCTTGTCTTAATATCGCTAGCTCACAATCTTCAAAATTTAAATTTTTACATGTATCATTTTTCATTATATTAATTATATAATATAATCAAATATTATTTTGTAAATTGGTTATTTATTCTGTAATTGTTTCTGTTTTGGGTTCTAAAACTGATTCTGTATTGGGTTCTAAAACCGATTCTGGATTTAAATTTGATTCTGAATCTACTTGTGTTACTTGTGCATCTATTACTACTACTTCTTCAACTAAACTTGTATTTAAATTTGCATTTAAATATCTCGCTCTAGTTGGAACTGGATTTGGCTTTTTCAACCATTCTTCTCTTGATTTATTCACATTGTATAAAAAATTACCCATTTTATTATATTATACTGTATACTTAAACGATTTTAAGTTGTTTTTAAAAATAATATATTATATATCATCTATTTCTTCATCTAAGATCATTGGATTTGTTACTGTTGTTAAAGGATCTTGTTCTGTTTTTTGTTAATAATAGTATTTATTGTTTGTTAGTTATTGGTTAAATATTGTTGATCACAATATTTAGGATTATTTGTAAAATAATATTGCATAAATATATAAAGAAGAGATGTCTGATAGAAGTAGAACAAGAAACGGAACACAATATAGCCTACAACCACAAAAAAAATCAAATTCTAACTCAGGTGAAGTTGCCATGGTTGTAGATGAAGCACCTGTAGGACCTGTAGTAAATTATGATATAAATGAATATAAAACCCTATTAAACGATGACCAAGCAATGAATCCTGATTTTGTTGCGGCAATAAATGCAAATACTAGTTTTGTAACCACATATCCAATTCTTTTTCCTTTTCCAGCAAGTGAAAATGTATTTTTAATTTCTAGATTATATCAACTTCATGGCGCGCCTCCAGTTGGGATGCCTTTGACTCTGTATGTAACAACTACCCGTTTATTTGATTTTTTTACAACTTCTATGAATCAAATTCGTGATTATATCATTCAACCAAATGTAGAAAAATGTATTGTTGGATTAGAAGAACAAAATAATACGATGGCTGTTAATTCTGAATATCAAAGAGTAGTTGATCAAGTTACAGCATCACAACAAGGAACAAATTGTGTTTATCTTACAAAAAATATTTGGGATGATATTGGAGGAACATATCCATCTTGTGCTCTTATTATTAAAGGATTTGGTAATATGAATACTTTTGCAGATGTAAATCCGAATTTTCATTCTCAAATATGGAAAAATAGTCGCACACCAATGCCTCCAGCAGTAGCTGGTTATGTTGGATTAAATACTGTGCCAGCAAGTTTAGGTGGACCTCTAGCACGGGTAAGTCCTCTAAATATGTTATGTTATTCAGTTTATCCTTTTCAAATTCCTGGTGATTTTCAGCCACCATTTCCACCACATGCTGCTGCTAATGAACCTATAGATAATTCTAAAAAATTGGGAACCCGAGATTTAGGTGATTTTTATGAAGCTAATGAATTAGCTCTCAACGGTATTACATTTTTAAAGAATTTATTGCCAAATGGTTATGGATGTTATTGTGCATCGCCAGATAGTGGGCGTCCTATAATTGTTGCATTACAAAGAAATGAAGCTGATGGCCCAGTTACTAATGTTTTTATTTGTGTGCATATGCTAAATGCAAGTCTTTGTAAACGATATAGAAAAATTAGTAATAATCCACAACAATTTGAACCTATAGCAGCTGATAATAATCAAACAGTTTTACAATTAATTGGAGATCCAGCTATTAGTGCTGCTTGGAATACATTTTGTCTTGCTTCACTTCAAAGACATTTAGAAGCCATACTAAGAGATGATTTTGGATTGACTGATGCAAATTTTAATGATAACACAGCATTTTATATGTGTGGGGATTTTAACGATCCAACTGGTAATATAATGACAGCATTAGAAAATCAAGGCATTACACTTTTTGGATTAAATGTTAGATTTAAATTCGGTAAAAATAATCAGAATAATTTTCCGATAACTGGTTGTCCTAATACAAATTCTAGTTTAGCACAAGGTCCTAATCCTGTAGTAAGACCTGCCGTTGGTAATAATTTTGCTAGTTTATTTGCTGCTATAAATAATCAAGGTGATCCAAATTTAATAGCTACAATGCAGGCTTCTTTTATTACAGCTAATCCAGCTTCTTCAATACTTAATCCAAATTTATTTGCATTTATTGGGGATGAAACTGCAGAAGGATCTACAAATAATCAATTATTGGCAGGAATTAATGCTCTAGTCACTGATTTTTTAAATTTCAATGATTTAAGAACTGATCATTTAATTCCTGTTGTAAGATTTACACGTAATATGGTTCCAATGGATTTTGGCGGCGGTAGGCGTCGTCGCAGATCAAGACGACGCAGTGCAAGAAGAAAATCATATAAGAGATATAAAGGACATAAACGTCGTCGTTATACGAAAAAAGGTAGACGACGTGCTAGACATAGTCGCAAAAGATAATTAAATAATATAATATAATTTAATATTACATATTTATTAAATTATAAATTATCTATTTCTTCATCTAAAAACATCGGATTTGTTACCGTTATTTGTTCATCTTCTATTTCTTTTTTTGGTTCTGTATTTAAATAATAATAAGTTGTTAGAACAGACATAAAAACATCTGCAAACATTTCTGTCAAAAATAAATCTACCTGTGCTAACAATAAATTCATATATATATACCAGTCTACCCAATTATAAATAGTTATAACATTGGTTACTTCATATGCAAACCCTCTTATTTGTTTTGGCTTTACTATATTTATATCTTGCACGCTATTTATTAGCCATGGTTTCAATATATTACCAATACTAGTTCTTATTAAACTATTTATAAAACAATATAACACTGCAATAAAATATTTGCCTCCTGTATTGATTGGTATTCCTATTATTATAAAATCATCATGTGGCCCAAATCTGTAATAATTAGCGCCTGTCTCATTCATGTGATTATATAAACAGCTTATGGTTATTGATATAATCGCAATCCAAATAATTACTATTCGACTTACTAGCTTTTCTATGTTTGTCATTATTCGATCTATATTATTGTTTGCAAATTATATTTAAGCTTTATTTAAATTAATACTTAAAGATAATTATTAAAATTAATATTTGTTTTATCGGTCATTATATTTCAAATTGGTAAAAGTCCGATTTCACTTCACGTGTAGCAAAAGACACATTTGGATCCTGCGCCGGTGGATCCGATATTACTTCCGGAATATAGCGCAGTTTCTCCGGTTTTAAAATAAATGCACGTCCTGCTTCATTAAAAAGTAAATCATTTTCCTCCAAATTGGTATCCACGGTTTGATATCGCATCGCTAACAACTGGACACCATAGGTCCTCATTGTAATTGAACTTGGATTATCAGGATTTGAACCTTTATCGGGCATTCCTATTGTCATACCTAGCTTATTGTGTTCAATTAATTCTACCATATCCGGTGCATTTATTATATCATAATAATTTAGCGCACGCATAAAAATAGAATTACTTGTCATGTTCACGTATTCATAAAATGCTTCAGATTCCATAAACGATAGATTGCTTCTGTCTACAATTATTGCTACTTTTCCCGCCATTTCTGGCAATTTTACCGCACCAAAATTTTTACCTTGGTTTTCAAAACTATATTGTTTTCCCATTAACATATCATTATGACTTTCCAATAACTTGGCAAAATTATCATACATTGGCAGGTTTGAACTCTTTATACGCAAATTTAAAATAATCGGATCAAATGGATTCGGTGCAGTTGAGCTGGCAAATGCATAGTCTCTTATGATGTTTAGCACATCACTGAATGGCACTGAATTAAATGTTTCCTTCACGCAATAATTATCTGATGTAGAAGTTGCTACAACAGGTTGGTCATCTATGGAATATACTTCGAAATCTAGCCCTCTTACACCTTGCTTAATAAGATCTTTTAAAACACATGTATTAACATATCCATTTTTGTAATTTCCTCCCGAACAACAATTGTAAGCGGATTTAATATAATAATCTCTGAATGAATATTGATACATTTCATTGTTCGTATCGATTGATCTTATTTTGCCATTTAATTCTCCAAAGATGCCATCCATGTTTTTGCAATCTCTAACTTTCATGCCATCCGAAAATAGGGTTCCTGAATAATAAAAATATACCATAAATGCTATTAATATTATGAAGGTTGTTACAATTGTAAAAGCCTTTACTGCAGTGCCTTCTTGCATATTTTTTAACATATTCATTCCATCTTCTATTGCTTTTGTTCCTTCTGACATATATTTATATTAATATAATATTTTTACTTTTTACTTTTTACTTTTTACTTTTTATATATTATACTCAAATAAAGAATTAAAAAATAATAACAATATATACTAATTATGGCCGGTGGTTTAATGCAATTAGTAGCCCAAGGGCAACAAAATATTATTTTAAACGGTAACCCTTCAAAAACATTTTTTAAATCCACTTTTGCACAATATACAAATTTTGGCTTACAAAAATTCAGAGTTGATTTTGAGGGTTCTAAAACATTGCGTCTATCAGAAGAATCTACATATACTTTTAAAATCCCTCGTTATGCTGACTTGCTAATGGATTGTTACCTTTCCGTCGTTTTACCTAACATTTGGAGTCCTATTTTGCCCCCGCAAGATCCTAATAATGACACTATATCTCAGAATGCTAATAGTGAAAATTGGGTCCCTTATGAATTCAAATGGATACAAAATTTAGGTGCAAAAATGATCTCTAAAATTAGTATTACATGTGGTAATTTTACACTTCAAGAATATTCAGGCGACTATTTGTTAGCAGCTGTTGAGCGTGACTTTACGGGTCAAAAAAAACAACTATTTTATGAAATGATTGGTAATGTTCCTGACCTAAATGATCCTGGCAATGCCGGTTCCCGCGTCAACTCTTATCCAAATGCTTTTTATAGTCCTGCCTTAGCCGGTCCTGAACCATCTATTAGAGGCCGCATTTTATATATTCCATTAAATAATTGGTTCGGTCTTAAATCACAAATGGCCTTTCCATTAACGTCACTTCAATACAATGAGTTACATATTAACGTCACTTTGAGACCTATTAATCAGCTATTCCAAATTCGTGATGTATTTGATTCTGTCTTTAATTTTCCGTATATAGCGCCCAATTTTAATGCTTGGTATATGCAATTTTATCGATTTTTGCAGCCACCTCCTGACATCAATATTGGCATCAATTCTTATTCCGATCAAAGAACATTGTGGAATGCCGATGTGCATTTAAATTGCACTTATTGCTTTTTATCTAATGAAGAAGAGCGTGTTTTTGCGCTAGAAGAGCAGAAATATTTAATCAAACAAGTCCATGAGCAAAAATTTTACAATGTAACCGGACCTAACAAAGTTGAGCTTGATTCGCTAGGAATGATTGCTAATTGGATGTTCTATTTTCAGCGCAGTGATGTGAATTTACGCAATGAATGGTCAAATTATACCAATTGGCCTTATAATTATATGCCACAAGATATAATACCTGCGCCTTCAGCCGGTGATTATACAATTTATCGAACAAATGCATTGGGTCAACCAATTCCTGTAAATATTGGTCCCGGTGTGAATCCAAATGGCAACTTGACCGGTCTATTAATTACGCCGACTTATACGCCTGAAAATGACAAATATATTTTAGTTGCTTTAGGTATTTTGTTAGATGGATCTTATCGAGAGAATATACAGCCTGCCGGTATATTTAATTACATAGAAAAATATACTAGAACTACTGGTAATGCGCCGCCTGGAATCTATTGTTATAACTTTTGTTTGCATTCAAATAATTCAGATTTGCAGCCATCGGGTGCAATGAATATGAGTCGATTCAACCAAATTGAACTAGAATTTACCACCATTACTCCGCCTTTGGATCCATTGGCTCAAAGTTTGGTTATTTGTGATCCTGCAACAGGTGATATTATCGGTGTCAATAAACCAACTTGGCGCATTTATGATTACAACTTTAATATGACCTTGTTTGAAGAGCGGATCAATCAAGTAATCTTTATTGGCGGTAACTGCGGTTTAGCTTACGCGACATAAAAAAGTGATAAAATGATAAAGCAAAAAATATTATTTACTTTATATTTACTATATATTTACTATATTTATATACTACATATCCTAATCCTAATCTTATAATGAATTAATCTTCTTCTTTTTTTGCTCTTTTTCTGCTGCTTTTTCCGCTTTCTCTTTCTCCTTTTCCGCTAATTTAAGCGCCTTATCCTTCTCTTTTTGTGCTAATTTAGATGCTTTTGCATCTTCTAATAAACACTTAATTAGAAATGCATCCGACTCTTTTTTTTCTTTTTTTGCCTTCTTTTCCTCTTCTTTTTGCTTCGCTAATGCTTCTTTTTCTTGCTCCAAACTTATTTCTAACCCTAATTTGATGCCTGTAAATTTTGCACATCCGGTTGAATGTCTTAAAGTCGGGATTTTTTTCTTTAACCAATCAAATCCGACGGCTTTTTCCGACATAATATACATATCGCCATCATTTAAGATCACTTCAAAAGGCTCTCCAACAGGCTCTGAATTCTGAAACCATTTGAAATAAATAGGCATTGATTCGCCCATTCTAACAGCGAAAACCTTGCGTCTTTCACCATCTCCATGAAAGCCAATGCCACATTGTGATATATCATAATAATAATTTGCCTCACCATTTAGCAGGACATCTTCGGTCCATTCGGAAATTACCTGTCTAATTTGAGCCATTCTAGGAATATGTTTCCATGCAACAACCCTACCTTTTCCGTCTTCATAATTAGGCTCTTGATCTTCATCTGCAAAACATAGGTTCCATCTTGCCACTTTATTGACCACCTTTCCCTTCATCAAGGCCTTCTTGTCCATTGTTAAATTATCATTTTCAGCCATTAGCCCTGCGGTTGTTTCTTCGCCTAAAATATATTGAGCTCCTCTCCTAATCACTAGAACTTTTGCCTCAGCAAATGACTCATTAAAACCGGCATTTAGATCGACCATTTCTGTTGCCAAGCCATATCCATTGAGCTTTTCTTGGATATAAAGAAGCTGAGCAATAGAATATCCTGACTCATGCAAACTGCCTATTTTCTGCATTTTTGCGTGATTTTCAGCCACATCACCAAAAGTGATAGTATATACTTTTTTCAATTCAGAATTGTTAATAATAGAAGACATTTTTAAAAAGGTTTATATGTGAAATATGCTATTCATATTTGTATTCAAATATATTTCAATTTTTTTGTATTTTTTTAAAAAAAATAAAATTGAATTGCTTTTAATACCTTAGTATGGATGTATTATACTAACAAACAAACAAATAAGATGTCAAAAATCATATTTATCATTCTAGGTCTAATTGATCTTATATTATGCGAACAAACATATACAAAAATACAGCTAAAAAGTCTACATCAAGAGCTAATAGATCGTAATTTTGAAGCCGAAATACAGGAAATTGTAGGAAAAGTTGTTCATAAGGCAAGCATTCAAGATAAGGAAACAAGTTATAAGCATACATACAGCACAGCTGTTAACCGATTCGAGATTCTTAACAAAAAGAGCGACCAAGTGATTATCGAGCGTTTACAAGCGATTCTGATTGATGCCGACATTACCATAACCAAAGCCAAATGCATGTATTTGTTTGGCCAAGACGCCAACTGTAAAGAAATATTAATTAACTGGTAGGTGTCATTTTGCTATATATTATGATTTATTTTGTTACCATATATGCTCACAATTATTTTCCACAACATTCGTCATCTGAGAGCATAAATAAAGCCAAAAAGTCGGCACAAATCGGCAGCATAATGCTCTCAATTATATCAAATCTTATAGTTTTTTTGCTAGATATTCAGTCACAAAAGAGGCGGAAATGGTAATTCCCAATAAATGTCCAACTCCTAGCTTTCTATACTTTTTCACCCAAATTTGAAATTTTTTTTTTGATTTTGGACATTTTTAAAAATGTCCATTTTTGAAAACCTAAAAGTTGCTTTGAAAAAGGGGGTCTTGAAAACCCTGCTTCTGATCATAATGCTCTAAATTTGAAATATTCTCAGAAAAAAGTGTTACGATAATTTTTAATATTTTCTTTAAAAAAGGATTTAGGGATTTTTTTCTTGTATCATATATATGGACGTTTTAGATACAAAAAGTTGCTCAAAAGTTGCTCCAAAATATTTTTGTAAAAATTGTGACTATGCAACGAGCAAAAAAAGCAGTTTCGACAAACATCTTCTGACATCTAAACATACAATTATCTGCCAAAAGATACAAGATGCTGCCAAAAAACATCCGGAAGTTGCTGAAGATTCATATAAATGTTCTTGTGATAAAATATTTAAATATCATTCAGGGTTATGGAGACATAAAAAAACATGCACAATAGGCAAACAACACGATAATACATCTTTTACAGAAATAAAAACTTCCGATACATCTGACAAAGAAATTATTAAATTACTTATTCAGGAAAATTCTGAATTTAAAAATCTGATATTAGAGCTTGTTAAAAAGGATAATATGAACATAACCAATAATGCCAATAATAATACTAACAATTCCCATAATAAGACATTCAACTTGCAGTTCTTTTTAAATGAAGAATGCAAGGATGCACTTAATATCAGTGAATTTGTTAGTTCAATCAAAGTAGAACTAGAAGATTTGGAAGCCACCGGAAGACTAGGTTATGTAGAAGGTGTTTCGAGGATAATGAATAAGAACTTGAAAGAGCTTGATATAAACAAGCGACCTATCCATTGTTCTGATCTAAAGAGGGAAGTTTTATATATTAAAAATGATGATCAATGGACCAAAGAAGATGATGCCAAACCTATTTTGAAAAAGGCGATAAAACAAGTTGCATTTGAAAACATAAAATTGATCAGTGATTGGCGAAACAAATATCCTGGTTGCATGGATTCCGAATCAAGAAAGAATGACCTCTATTTAAAAATAGTCGGTAATGCTATGTCGGGACTAACAACAGAAGAACAGATCAGTAATATTGATAAAATTGTTAGTAGGGTTGCCAAAGAGGCCGTTATAAATAGAAATTAAATAATATATATTTGGAAACAACTTAAAGACCTTTAAGCCAAAAATAATATATTATTTCCTTTCTCGTAAAAACAGCTTATAAAATTTATATAATTATATTAATTACATAAATATGAATACAAATACAAATACAAATTATACCTATTTAGCAAGCGAATATTTCAATTTAGATACAAATGCATTAGACATATTTTCAGATCTAACAGATGGCAAATTGCATTACATTTGTTACCATATTACAACTAATGGAAAATATCCATTTGTTCAAATTATGTTAGAGTTGACTCAAAACTGTTTTGATCTACCATTTGTTACAATTAATAAGGACTTTACGAGTGAAAATATTGCAAACATGATCTTAAGAAAGATAAAGGCTGAACTAAAAAGACTTAGATGTAAAACGGATTTACTAACAATAAATGAATATAAAGGCATCATGAATACAAATTTAGAATCAACTAATAAAAATGTATATGCTTTAATAGATGTTAGTTCAGTAGACATTAGCTGTCTAAAATTATCAACATCAGTAACAACATGGTTTGCATTGCCGACAGAAATTATCAATAAAAATAGTGTATTTGAAATTCCTGTTTCAAACGATATTTTAAGCTTTTTTACACATATAATGCCTGAATTAGGTGTTATATATAATACATCTGAAAAAACTCCATATTTGTTACCTGATGTAGTATATACTAGTTCCTCAGATTTAAAAGAAACAGAGTTTCAAGCATTATTTGGACCGTCAAAGATTGGAAATTATTTTCATTTTTGCACAAGAATTTCTCAGTCAGAGCATAATAATCGATATGCATTATTTATTGAAAATCCTGTTCAAAAAATGGAATTGGATCAAGAACAAGATCAAGATCAAATAGACCAATGCATTATACTTAAAAATCATATGATAGTAGTAACTGAATATGAATCATTTACGCCATTATCATATCATACGATATAATATACTTTTTGACGCTGTTTATTTAAGAAACACATCATTTATTTATTTCTTAAATAAATATATAATGTCGCAATTGAACTTAATTATAAATTCATCGATGCCTAATAATACTATTTTGGGAACAGGATCAGGATCAGGATCAGGATCGGGATCAGGTCAAAGCATGAGCACTATAACTGTTTTTGGGTTTACCATTTTGGCAATATATAGCATAACCAAAATACTAAACTTTTATGGTGTAGGTGTAGATAAATATGGTCCTTATTTGATGTTTTATGTGTTTTTGATAATATGTGTGAATATTTTCAATAAAAAACATTCTAAACTATAGTATTCTAATTTGTCTTTAAGTTCTTAAAAACTTATATATTATATTTTGTCGCTTTTGTCGCTTTTGTCGCTTATCGCTTATCGCTTATCGCTTATCGCTTATCGCTTTTGTCGCTTTTGTCGCTTATCGCTTATACCGGCAAATCCGTTATTTCCATACTTATTACTGATGCATTCATATTTGTTAGTTTATCTGATTCTATTGTTAAATTATTATTTGTTAGTTTATTCATTTCATTTTGTTTTTCTTTAAAGATTTTTAAAGAAATCTCTTTGATTATTTCTATATCTAGCTGCTCTTTTAAATTATCTACTATTTCGCTTTCTATTGGATCTCGTCCATTGATTATATTAAAATCATCCATAAACTTTTCAATAAAGCTCTTTAACTTTTTCTCTCTTTGTTGCTTTAATCCTCTTTTC